CGGGTTTTCCCCGTCCGGGGTTATCGCTTTGCATTTTTTGTGGGCCGCGTACCGTTTAGGTTTTTGGCGCGGTAGCAAACTCGTATTGTTTTTGCGACCTGGGTTTTATGCCAGATTTTTCGGGTTTAGCCTGTTGTTCGGCAAATTGTTGATGTGGCCTGTTTCTGCCAAGCGGCTTGTAACATCTGTGACGGAATGTCTGACTGGAGTCACAATGGGTCGCGGATGGGACTATTTACGCCACTTGTTCGGGTAAATGGGGTGTTCTGCGAATCGCCGAACAAGGTGTTTTCCCGAACGGCGCTTCACTGTTCTTGTATGTCGGGGCAATAAAAATCTAGCCCGTCCTCATCGATGACGAACCACGAATTGGGTGCGACGACGTAGTCGCCGGCCTCGAGGCAGCGATGCGGAGCGCCCAGCCAGGGTGGGCAGACCGCTCGGCACTTCACGCATGACATCACGGCTTCATGATGACATATTGGTCGTACTTGATGCCGGGTTGCGGGGTGTCGGCGGAGTGGGTACGATGTAAACAATGGCCAGTCGGCTGTTGTTTCCGCTAAGCTGATGGAGGATTTGGCATGGCGTCTAGCACTGGAGACATTTGTCCGCGCTGCGGCGATGAGATCACTACTTTTCCGGCTTTGTCTCGTTTCGACAACGAAACTGACATCTGTTCGGAGTGTGGGACGCGGGAAGCTTTGTACAACCTTTTATGCCCGGGTCGTCCTCTTCCGCCTGTCGATGAGTCGATCGTCCTGGCCGGCACCGGGACGTGATGGACCGTATTCGTGGCTGGAAGACTACCGTTCCAGGGGATATTTGGAGCGTAGATATTGGGGGAACTCCGACGGTTTGTGTCGTCAAAGAAGTTGTTGATCGCGGCGACAGGATAACTGTCACGTTGAAATCCGTGATCGAATCCCCGATTAATCCACTATGGGTAGAGCCAGACAGTGGATGCTACGCCTTCTTATGTGGGCGTTGCTCAGAAACTAAACTTTTTACCAGCAAACAATCCAGAGATGATTGGGAACAAACACATCGTGCAGTGGGCTGTCAATGACGCAGATTGGATCTGAAAAAATGAGTCAGGGTAGTTTCGATTTCGGTGATGGCGCTAGGGCGCGCGCTTCTGATCCCTGGACTTCTCACGCGGCGGCGCAGAGTTTAGAGTCCGATAAGATTAGGCAGTCGCAGGAAGCGGTGTTGTCTTTTTTGAGGCGGCATGGTGGCATGGATGACTCGAGTTTAGTGAAGCTGTACAGCGGTTCTCCGCAGCAGTCTCCTTCGGGTTTGCGGACGCGGCGCGCGGAGTTGGTGGAAAAGGGTTTGGTGCGTGATAGCGGGAAGACTGTGACTTTGCCTTCGGGGCGGAGGGCGATAGTCTGGGAATCGGTCGGTTAGTGGACATTATTTTGTCGGGCGAGTGGTTGCTTTATTCGGAGTGCGGGGAGGATGAGTTTCTTCAGATCGGCGGTTTGACTGCCTCTGTTTATTGGATGCCGCATAACTGGTTTTGGGAGGTTAGACAGTCGAGTGCGGAATCGCTGCCTGTCAGCAAGCAGAAGATTTTAGCTTCTGGTAATTTCTTCGACAAGGGTGATTCGAAGCGCGCTGCGGAAGATTTTATTCGGAATTTTTTGATGAAGAAAATCTCGTTGGCGTATTAGTGGAGGTTGGTATGAGATTTTTGTCCGGTTTTAAAATAAGTTCAATCCTTGATGTTCTGTGGCCGGATGCAAGTTTTTGGTCTAGTCGTCGACCTGAGGGGAAGCCTTCGGAGGACCGTTCCGGTCCGGGAATCTTGGATAAACCCAAATAGTATATTTTGGCCGCAGCCCCCAGTCGGGGCTTTTTGTTTAACCGACTATTCCCTATGCTGTGGCGCTATGGAGCCGAGGGGGCTGGGCATCTAATTTTATGCATAAGTGGGTAATAACTAGTGGAGCTACACCGACTTGGTGCTTAAAGGGTTTTTTTAAAGCTTAGGAAGTTGGAAATGTGCGCTGCGCAACGTTGTGCATGTGTGTGTACCTGTATTGCCGCGTGATAAATTTAAAAGGTGTTCTCGTTGATGGATTTTCTTTGGCCGGCGCATGAGGATTTCTGGTATTGGTCGGTCGATTTTGAACAGCCCGAATTCGAATGAGACTTTTTTGCCGTCCCGAGCGCTGCGTTTGTGGGCATTCGAAGGATTCTCACCGCGGGGTGCTGATGTCGGTTCCTTTGGTTAATCCTAATCCGAAGTCGGATTACATTTTGGCTGGTCAGAGGTTTTCTAATGTCGCTTTGACGCATCCTTATGCCACATATGACCACGACGAGTGTCACTGCGGATGTTGTGAGTATTTGGTGGATGATGGTCGTGAGTGATCCGGTGCGGAACTTTTTTTCCGGTGATACGCCTTGCGTAAAAACTGATGATGCGCCGAAATACGAGGATGGTGTCCTGGTTTGCGGCCCTGGGCAGCATGGGGTATGGCCGACTAAATGCTCTGTGCGGTGCTGGGAGCATCTTCAGGGTATTGCTGATTCAGGCGCGAAATGAGTTAGTCGTTTTCGGCGCAATCGAGGCAAATTCCGCCGGGGTATTCGTTATGTGCGCCGCAGATTGGGCATTCCCAGTCTCTCATTTTTCCTCCGTTTGGTCTTCTGGTATTTGAAGTGATGTTAAAGTTCTTCCGGTATTCGAGTATATGGGCTGCCAGCAGGAGTGGCAGGTCAACTGATTGCGGTGGGGTCCGAAGTCGATAGGAAACAGGTCACCGATTTTTCCGCACTGCGGGCACATGCCTTGAAAAAATTCGGCGGTCGTCATCTAGTCGGCGGCTAACCACTGTTTTAGAAATTCTTCTCCGGTTTTGAAGAGTAAGCGGGGCAGGTCGCGCGGCTTTTTGTGGATGGCCACTATTCCGTCGGATAGGTCGATTTGGTCTATCAGCGTTGTGATGAGGGGCACCGTTACGGCGCTCATGCGATCAGGATGTTCGGCTTGGAAGGCGTCGGTGTTTTCCGGTTGGGCGCGCTCGTAGTGTTCGTGCATAACGTCAATCAGGATTTTTATGAAGTTAGTGAATGTAGGTGATCCGTCGTTGCAGTCGATCTCGTTTTTGAATGGTTCGCGGCCGCACGGCATGTAGCACCATTCGAGGTCTTCTACTAGGTAGATGCCGCTTTTGTTCATTCCGTGGAGAAACATGTGGCGGAACGTCTTAAGCGTGTAGGAGGGAAGGTGGGAGCCGTCGTCGAGGATGATGTCGAACGGTCCGAGTTCCTCGACTAGCTGTTTTAGGAAGTTAATGTCTTGTTGTTGTCCGATTCGCACGTATTTGTTGCGGGACGGGTCATCGAACTGGGCGCATTGAGGGTTGCCGTCCACTCCGACTACTGTCGCTTCGGGACAGAAGTATTGCCGCCAAAGTTCGAGGGAGCCGCCGCAAGCTACCCCAATTTCAAGCATTCGTATCGGTCGGTCGCGGTATGAGCGAAAGGTTCGCTCATAGAATTCAATGAAGTGCGCTGTCTTGTGGATATTTTCTGCTGCGTTGAAAAGTCTCGCGATATCGCCGTCAGGCAGCGGATTGTCCGATGCCGACCAGAGGACTTCTGCGGAAAGCTCTGGACCTAGCGCTTCGCGCCAGTTCACAGGTGAGCGATTTCTTTTGCGAGCTGTTCCTCACGCTTTTTGATCAAGATCTCTCTGTACTGTTCAGCGTCCTCGCGTCTGCTGAATGATGCAACGTCCTGGGCGTCCCACTCGCTGTGTAGAACGTAAACGGCTTCTTCGTAGATCTCGAAACCATCGTTTTCGGCGCTCATTGTTACTCCTTTTGCGGTTAGATTAGAATACTTGCGGGGTGGAGCAGTGGAAGCTCGCTGGACAAAATTCAGAGCCGCAGGTTCGAATCCTGCCCCCGCCACTACTTTTTGTCGGCCGCGTCCATTTGACGTGTAAGTTTCGCGCACCATGACTGTCCCGGGTCGCCGCCCCAGAGTGCCCAGGCGATTCTGCCGGCGCTGGGGTATCCCTCGCCCGAGCTGAAGCCTTGGCCCTGCTTGTCGACTTCGTGGCGGGAAAAGTAGCTGTGCATTCTGCGTGCCGTTGAAGGGCTGATTGTTTTTCCATTGGATAGGTCGCGGGCGCGTGCTACGCCGACTGGCGTTCCGCCGCGGTTGAACTTTCTACGCCACTCAAGGCCGCGCTTAGCCTCTGCGCGGACGGCTTCCGGGGGGCTGAAGTTGATATTGTCGTAAGCACGTTCTTCGGTGACCGATTTTAGGTACTCAAACCCCTCGGACACTGAGATTACTTCCGGGTCTAACTCGTCAACCCAATTATTCATGATCAAAAATTATCTTGCGTGGTGTTTTGAGTCAAGCTTAAAGGGGCGGCGTCGGTAGAATTTGTAGTGAACCTGATCGACGGAAAAGGAAAAATATGCGGTGCGGATGCAGTAAGACGCCACCGCATTGGGCCACGCAAATAATTGCTGGGATTGAAAACATACAGAAGGGAATCAATCAGATCATGTCACTCGTAGAGGTGGACCAGACCACGTTGGACGCTCTTGCTGCCAGCCTGGAAGAAGTGAAGACCAGCCTCGCGGCCGAGATCGCCAGCTTGCAGCAGTCGCTGCCACTGGCCGACTTGTCCGGCCTGAACAAGGCGCTTAGCGATCTGCAGGGACTCGAGCCGCCGGCTCCTCCGGCCCCCGCTCCGGCTCCCTGATGTCATGAGGCGAATGCGGGCGGCGGCGCTAATAACATGCGTCGCCGCCACGCTTTCGCTTCCGTTGCCGTCGCAAAAGGCGGTACCAGATCCGGTACCGCAGCAGCGCTGGATCAGGGGTGCGCGGTTTTGTTGGGAGTCTTCTCCCCAGCAGTGCGGGTCTCGAACTCGGCTGGAATATCCGACTTATTTAACTGAATACAGCGACACGCCGGGTACCGATGCGACCATTGTTTCATGGGGGAATTACGTGTTGCTTTGATGCCTGGCTGTTTTCTTCTGCCATTTGATTCTGTTTCCGGTGTATGCAGGGCGTGTGGTATTCCGCTCAGCAAAAAGCAGCGTTCCTGGTGTGGCCGGGAATGTGCAACCATGTATGAGCGTAATCACTACTGGACGGAAGCCAGGGCCGCTGCTGTTGATCGAGATGGCGCTCAGTGTGTGAAGTGTGGCTGGATCGAGGGCGAGTATTACGAGATGTGCTTGCGCAATGGGCAGCTCGCGTACTGGAGCAGGGCCTTTTTTCTGGGCAAAGGAAACGATAACCGTCTGGAAGTCAACCACATTGATCCGCGCCGGGGTGCTGGCTATGGCGCGGATTGCGGCCACCACCTATCTAATTTAGAGACTTTGTGCCACAAATGTCACGTCAAGGTGACATCGCGGCAGCGTATCCAGCGCGCCCGTGGAGTAGGTTAGGCCAGTGCGCTGGTATTGCGCTGAGCCGCTTTATGAGTAATAATTTTTTGCGGCGCGCTGATGTCAGTCACCGGATGATGCCAGCGCGCTGCTAGGATCGGTCCCGTGAAGAACACTTTTAAGGCCGAATGATGCCTGGTCAGCATATCGGCAGGGAAGCCCGGTACTCCGAAACGAAGATCACCGATCAGCAGCGGGACGAGATCATTCTAAAGCTACACAACAAGGGATGGTCTCAAAGGCAGATCGGAAAGACTGTCGGCATGACTCAGCCGGCCGTCAAATACGCAATTGACCGAATGACCGGTAAGCCCCGAAGCAGGTCCAGGTACTTAGTGTGCGATTTCTGTGGAGGTAACTTCACAAAAGACCAGCTCACAGAGGGTCTGTGCCTAGAATGCTTAGAATCTTAATAGAGCAAGGTAAATTATGCTGTGGCTTGTGATTGCCGGAGTGCTGTATGGGCTGTTTCTGTGTAAAAGGACTGATGTTCATATCAGTGCAGCGGCCGCTCTGTGCGCAAGAGCGCTTATCGGCCTCGCCGCCGTGAGTTTTTTCTACTGCGCAATCCGCGGGTTCACCGAGATAGGAGTTCTTCATGGCCGATAGTGTTCGGCGATTGTTTGCCCTCCTCAAAGATGCCGATGTATCAGATCGCGCGGATCGTTTGACTTTAGTCGGATATCTGATCCGCCGCGATGTGGATAGCCTGACGAATCTCAGCGAGATTGAGTTGCGCGCAGTAATCGACATCCTTGAGTATTGGAGGAAAATCAAGGAGTTGAGGGACCGTTGCGCAACAGCTATTGATGAGTATCGTGCGCGCCTTGGCGAAAGTGCAGCACCGGTAGAGTCGAAGGTCGTTACGTCGGCCCCGACGAGGGATTCTGGTGGCCGACAACTTATACAGGTTAAGTTCTCCCCTACTGGAGCTTCTTTCACCTACGCATGGGATGGTGAGGGCGAACTGAAAGTGGGCGACGAGGTTGTTACTCCCACTGCAGTCGCAACTGTCTGCGCTTTAGGTTCGCATTACGACGGGAAGGTATCGGTAATCACTAACCGGGCCGAGGTAATACGTTGGTGAAAAAGAAAAATTTTAAGTCCGAAAGAGTTCTCGAGTTGGCGCTCCGAGAAGCTTCTATGTTGAGCCATGAAAATGTTGGTCCGGAACATATCCTTTTAGGGATTTTAAGAGATGCGGATAACCTTGCCGCGAAGTTGCTGAAAGATCTTTACGATTTAGATCACGCGAAATTTAAGAAATTGTTGAAAAAAATTTCGAATGTTTCTGCCGAAGATGAGGAAAAAACTTTTCCGCGATGGTGGGAAACAGTTCCAGTTGTTGATCCTAGCTGGAGAGACGGAGAATGAAAAATCGCTGCCCCGCGTGTTGGCTACCTGTTCGGTCAACTCGGCAGAATCACATATTTGGTCATTTCGATCGATCTGGAAATTGCTGCCCAGCTTCGTATTATCCTTTCCGAATTACGCTCGACGGAGAGCCGGCGAATTGGTGGACTAAATGCAGGAATGGCGATGATAAAAGAAATACCAATAAAAATAATCGGGCATCCCGATAGGCGTTCCATGGCCGAACGATTGGCCGAAAAAGTTGACGGAGTAGTTTCCTGGCATTCCAGGGGCCGGATGGATCACCTACTTGGATGTGCCCTCAACCATCTTGACGCGCTCAAGTCTTTCCTTGAGCTGAATGTTGACTGGGTTGTGTGCCTGGAAGACGATGCGGTGCCGCTGCCCGAATTTCGCAGGCACCTGAGCGAAGCCCTGGAGTACGCCCCCGCCCCAGTGGTCGGCCTGTATTTAGGGACCGGAAATCCATCTGGAGAGGCGCAGCGTCAAATACGTCAGGCTGTCGTGTCGGCGGAAGAACGTGGCCATGCGTGGCTCCTGGCGGACTGCTTGATTGGTTCCGTCGGCTACGCACTGGAAGCCCATCTTCTTGAAGATATGATCGAATTTATTGAAGATCGAGATGAAGAGTTGCCGCTGCGAATTTCGCGGTGGGCGCAGGATCGAAAGATTCCGATCTGCTATACCCAGCCGAGCCTTGTTGATCACGCGGATGTTGATTCGATTGGACGGCCGTGGAGAGGCGATAAGTATACGGGCCGAAAGGCGTGGAATTTTAGTCAGCCATCTTGCTGGTATACCGGGACAGTTCAATTAGGGCATTGCCCGGTTTGGTCAGCACCAAAGGAAGAGAAAGGCGCGAATTGAAAATCAACGAAGTTATATCGGACGGTTCCAAAAATCCTTCAGAAGATCCTGAAGCTTTAAGTAATTTCATCGATAAACTTGTACTGGCCGATGACTTCGATGCCAATTCTCGCGGATTTTTCTGTGCGGGGTATATGTCTGGCATGGCCCACGCATTGTCAATAATCAATAAAACCGGTGATCCGCGCGATGTTATCGGCGAGATTCTGTACAAGGAATCAATGTGGAACGGGGTCGGGTTAGATTAGGCTTCGGCGTGCCGTCTAAGCATACCGGATAAGCTACACAACAATTAAATTATGGAAGCCGAGGAGCTGGTCGTCGATATCTCCGTGAAAGAGATGTCGGCCGTAATTTTCCAGGCGATTTCCGGAACTGCCGTTTTATTTTTTGCGGTTTTTTCCTCGGCCATATTGCTCGATAAACTCTTATGAGGTGTTCCCAGTGCGGTCACACTGCTGATCAGCACGATGACGACTCCGGCTCGTGTCAAGTAATTATTTTGACGGGTTGGAAAGAAGATATTCAACACTTCACCGGAGAACGTCGGTGCGGCTGTGTCGAGTATGCCGGCCGCTATCATGATGAAGATGAAGCAGATGGCTGTCCGCATGAAATTACTCCGCGGTCAACACGCTGCGTTCACTGCGGGAAAGAAAGAACTCGATCTTGACTAAAGCTACAGTGTGTATTCCCTGGCGTCCTTCTCCGACGAGGCTAAAACCGCACGACGCCGTGCGTAGATACTGGGAAGAGAACTTTCCGGATTGGCCCGTTATCGAGTCTGATAGCGATACAAAAATATTTAACCTGTCCCAGGCCCGTAATAATGCCTGCCGACAAGCAGATACCGATGTCGTGGTGTTCTGCGATGCAGACACAATACCGCCAACCGAAAGCGTCAAGATCGCTGTCGAAAATCCCGTAGGAATAACGTGGCCGCATAAAGTGTGGCGTTTGATCCCGGCAGAGTACGCCGATAGGCCCTTCAACGAGTTTCCCAAGGCGCGGACCTTGGTCGAATATGCGGGCGGACTCGGCGGAGTGATGGTCTGTACCGTAGAAGAATACTGGAGAATCGGTGGCCAGCCCGAAGAGTTTGAGGGCTGGGGCCACGAAGACCGCGCTTTTCACATGGTTGCGACAACACTCTCGACTTTCCGCAGAATAGCTGGAATAGCTTATTCAGTTGAACACAACGAGCGCCTGCGCGTCGCCGATACGCCAGAATGGCATCGAGACAGCAGACGGAACGCTGATATCGTTCGCCCCTACGAGGTGGCTAACGGAAACCCCGATCTCATGCGGGAGTTGATTAAGATACGAAACGAAGGTCGCGAAAAAGGAGTTGACTGGCGTAGCCGTTTCGGAGCGAATGAAACCGATCCGGTTCACCATAAACTTTTCTTCACCGAACCAGGAAAAAACACCCCGCCGTCCGGTTCGGACTGGAAAAAACGCTGGTATCAGTAATAAATACCAGACACGCCGGAACGATAAATCGGAAGATCTTCCGCACTAATTGGGATCATTACCGGTATGGACGATGACGATGATGACCAGCCACGCAAGAAACCCGGACCTCAACCCGGCGTTAAAGCACCGCCGGAAACAAAAGAAGATCGCGAACAACGAAATTATCTAATATTCGCGCGGTTTCTCGCAGGGCATTCAGAACGCGAAATCGGCAGATCAGTCGGATTGACCGGACAGCGCGTCCACCAGATCATCAAGGCCGAGTTGGAAAACGCCGCGCGGCACCAGCAGCTTCTCACCACTGAAGCGCTATCAATCTATACGGCCCGACTCGAGACCTTGCTTAAAGCCGTGTGGCCAAAAGTTATGCAACAAGACCTGAAGGCGGTCGAGGTCGCCCGTCGGCTCATGGAGCAGCAGGCACGACTCTACGACTTTAGCGAACAACCAGCAGCCATGCCGCCCTTGGCCGACGAACTGCTTGACGAAAACCCGGCTAATGTCGACGAACTGACGCGATTCAGACTGCAGCACCGCCGACGAAGTTCTGACGATGAAGATGCTGATGCAGGGTGATTTGCCTGTGCGGTCACGAATTAGTGTTACATAACGAGTACGGTATCTGCGTTATACTTCTTGTAGACTTGACAACTTGGTCAATTGGTTGTGGCTGCCAAGAATTTGAGCGCCCAAATTCGGGAATAAATGAATGACTACAGCAGTAGAATCTAAAGCAGATCCACAATACGGGGCGATGGTTCCTCGCGTCTACACTCCGCCCCTGGAAAGCCACTGCACGGGTCCAGCCGAAGGCATATTTGGCAAACCAGAAGAATGCCCGTGCGGCTGTGGACTTAACCCTTTAACGTCATGGGGATTTTACTGTAACGCATTTTCCGAAAGCGTACTCAAATGGAAGCTGCTGCCTTACCAGAAATGGCTAAACATTCACGCCCTCGAGAAAGACGATGAAGATGGGGGTTTCCGCTTTAAAATTCTTGTTGTTTTAGTCAGTCGGCAGCAAGGAAAAACCACTTGGCTACGCCAACTCGGCCTGTGGAGACTTTTCGTCAGCAACAAAGGAAACGCCAACAAAATAACTCCGGGTGCCCGACTCGCATTGATCGCCGCACAGAACCTGCAATATGCCGAAGGGGTACTCAAAGACGTCGTTGACGAGATTAGAGACAACCCTTTGTTAGCTAAAGAACTGATTAATCATAGGGTTACGAACGGAAATCACCGTGCGATTCTTACAAATCGACGTTATTGGCGAGCCGCGACAGCTTCTCGAAAGGGTGGCCGTTCTTTGTCTGTCGATATTGCGATGTTGGATGAGCTGCGTGAACACACGACCACCGATGCTTGGGATGCCATCGCTCCGACAACGCTGGTCAGGCCGTTTTCTCAGGTTGTTTGTACATCTAATGCGGGTGACGCGCGGAGTATTGTTTTACGCGATTTGCGGGATGCCGCGATCCGGAAGATAACTTCCGCCGATACTTCCGATACCAGGACTGGTTTATTTGAATGGTCAGTCCCCGATGATGTTGATCCGCGCGATGAGTCTTATTGGTATTTGGCTAACCCGGCTTTAGGGCATTTGAATAATTTCAAACTTTCTGATTTGCGTTCGATGTTTGAGGCTCAGCAGTATAGAAATTTGCCAGGATTTCAGACCGAGCATCTCGCACTGGATATCGCCACTCCTATACTCACGCCGAGCGGCTGGACAACGATGGGCGATATCGACGTTGGCGATCAGGTCTACCACCCCGATGGACACCCGATTGATGTTATACACACGACTGAGGTTTTCAACGATCGACAATGCTACGAGGTCGTGACCACTGACGGACGTAAGCTGGTCGCCGATTCCGACCATCGTTGGATGGTTAATGACCGACGTAGTAATCGTGGATGGGAAACACTGACCACCGCAGATCTTGTACTGCGAGGAACCGGTAGAAACAACTCGGGTGGCAAATTTGCGTATCGACTTCCGCGCCAACACGCAATCGTCTCCAAGCCACTGAAACTGCCCATAGATCCGTATTTACTGGGTGCCTGGTTGGGAGATGGAACTACGGGCAAGGCGGAGATTACGTGTATTGAGTCCGATGCCGACGAATTAACGCGCCATCTTGGCGTAAATGTCACCTCGACGCGCAATACTGGCACCGCACGGAGAATAAATTTTCGGATTACACCCCGAAAGTCGCGGAACGGGTTCCCCGCCCGATGCCGCGACTTGGGCATTTGGGCGGATAAAAGAATTCCCGACATATACCTGCGCGCCGGTACGGAACAGCGACTGGCCTTGATTCAAGGGTTGTGCGATACAGACGGCTCAATTGATGCAAATAGCCGTGTGCGCTACTGCTCAACCAATAAAGAGATGGCTGAGCAGGTTCTTTACCTCGCGAGATCATTGGGATGGCGTGCCACGCTTTGTGAGGGAGTGTCTAAGTTCGGCGACAAGGTTTGTGGTGCCGCGTACTACGTTGGTTGGACGCATGACGCTGAAGAGCCGTCGCCGTTCCGTTTGCAACGCAAACTGGCCAGGATCAACAATCGTCCTTCGCGGGCAAGAGAGCGGACAACAGTTAGCATCCGATCGATCTCGCCCGTATCGAGTCGCCCGACGCGCTGCATTACAGTGAATTCCCCTGACAGCCTCTGGCTTGCAGGCCGGGACCTTATCCCGACTCAAAATTGCCAGTGGGTGGATGCGTTGAAGCCGGGTATTATTCCGGCCGAGCATTGGGCTTATACGACCGATAAGAATAGCCGTCCTGCTGATGATGTTGTTAAGTTTTATGCCGGCCTGGACGTTAATTATGACCGTTCTCGTAGTTATGTTGCTATTGCGGCTCGTAGAGCTGACGGTGATCTTCATATTGAGGTTGTCCAGGCTGCGAGGGGAACGGAGTGGATTATTCCGTGGCTACAGGAGCGGAAGAATACATGGCTGGCTGGTATTGCTGTGCAGAAGACCGGTTCGCCTGTCAGCGGGATGATTGACGATCTTCAGCGAGCCGGAATTCCCGTGGTGGAGTGGGGTCCGGGCGTTGAAGTCGCCGGCACTACCGGATTTTTTTACGACCAAATTATTGAGCATAAGATTTTCCATCGCCCAGCCCCTGTTTTAGACCGTGCGGCCGCTTCCGGCGTGTCGCGCAGCGTTGGCGAGGGATTCGTTTTTGATAGACGTAACAGTTTGGTAGACGTTTCTCCGCTCATTGCGTGCGTTGCGGCTATCTGGCTGGAACGGCAGCCGCATAGTGGTCCGATGATTCATTCGTGGCCGGATGAGGACACGATCAGAGATTGGGACCAGGAGGGCGGTCAAATGTTTAAGGACATAAAACCTCCTAATTCGTCAACTAGCAAAGACGGCGAGGGAACATCGTGGTGGACAAGGTGACCGACATCAAAAGCAAAATCAACGGCGACAGCCCAAAGATCGGCACGGGTGGTCGACTTTATCGCGATGCGCGGGAACGCGAAGGAGGAGATAGAGCGTCAACGCCGCATCCCGAAGTTGACCAGCAGGCCCCGGTTCTTCCGACTCCGTGGTCAACGAGGCCGGTAGGAGTGCCCAATGTACCTGAGGTCAAGAAGCGCGACTGGCAGCAGTTTATTGCGACGCTGCTCCAACTAGCGGGAATGTTTGTCCTGTCCGCAGGATTCGGCATGCTCTATTTGTGGCTCGGCATCGTTGTTCTCGGTATCTGCATGATTGTCCTGGGTATTGCCGCCGGATTGCCATCTACTAACAAATCCGAGGTAACGCGATGACGTGCCCAGTGTGCGACGGTGCGGAGTTCGTGAAAGCCGCCCCGGTCGCCAGAATCGGTTATTCCTCAAGTGAGGAGCGGAAAGCAGTCTGGAAAGATGCGCTGGTCGTTCCTTGCTTCGCGTGCGGATGGAAATCATTATGAGCATTCTTGGAAGATTCCTCCAATCGGCGGGAGGTAACGTCGGCGGCGGAGAACCTGAGCGACGAAGTTTGATGAGTTCAAGCTTCGTTCCTCCGCCGCAGGTCGGCGTCATTGACGATTTTGTGGGTGTTCATCGCGCGATGGCGCACATGACGGTGTTCGCCTGCGTTCGGCTCCTTGCTGACACAATAGCCAGCCTGCCCTGGAAAGCGTATCGCCGCGATAGCAGCGGCGTCCCCAAAGAGGTCAGGCCACAGCCCGCCATCATCAGCCAACCTTTTCCCGGATTCGATCTTTTCCAGTGGAAATGGATGATGGTGGCCAGCATGGCGCTGCGCGGAAACGCTTACAGCTACATCACCGCTCGTGACCGCAGCGGCTACCCCACATCCATTCTTCCGCTCCACCCAGACATCGTTTTCCTCGAGCGCCGACCAGACATCCTCATGTGGTTCGACCCCATCTATCGAATCATGGGCGAGCCGGTACCTAAAGAGGACATCATCCACATGCGCCGTTTCACAATGCCAGGAGAACCGTGGGGCATGTCGCCTATCCGTCAAGCAGCAGTCGCCATCGGACTTGGGTTATCGGCAGAAGAATACGGTTACCGTTTCTATAAAGAATCGGCTACCCCGTCTGGAACGCTACAAACCGACCAGGATGTTGACGCCGCTACACTGCAGCTCATTCAACAAAACTGGATTCAATCCCACGGCGGGCGGCGGCTACCTGCAGTTTTGAGTAAAGGTTTTAAATTCGAGCCGATCTCGCTGCGTCCCGACGAATCACAATTCCTTCAGACTAGGCAATTTCAGCGTAGTGAAATTTGTCTTCTTTTTGGTGTGCCACCAATTCTGATTGGGGACACTAAAGAATGTGTCGTGGCGGGAACTTTAGTAACGATGGCAGACGGTACTCGCACCCCGGTTGAGCGGCTGATACCCGGTGACAGGGTGACTGCGTGGGATGGGTCCAAGCTGGTTGCGTCCCGCGTGTCCTGGGTCGGCAGCATTCCAGTAAAGCCTATCGTTAAAGTCACGACAACCCGTGGACGCGAACTTACCTGCACGGCGGATCACCCCATGTTGGCCGCGACCGCACTCCGTACACCCGGTAACCGGCCACTAGATGCCCGCGGCGAGTGGATTCACGCAGGCAACCTTAAGCCTGGTCACTACGTCAGGATTGGCCTCGGGCATCTCGAATCCGAGGTTGGGCATCTAGACCGCAAAGTCGGGTATTTCCTCGGCCAGATGATCGGAGACGGTCATATCCGCATGGACGGTAAGCACTACTCAAGCTGGGCTAACACCGATCCTGACGTAATTGCCGAGATGACAGCTATCACCGAGGGGCTTGGTGGACGCTTGGCCTACCGCGGCAATCGGTCTTACGACATCCTTGGGGCCGGTGCGGGTTCGGTAATCGGCGGAATACTGCGCGAGTCCGGACTAATCGGCACGCACAGCTACGACAAGTTTGTGCCCGATATGGTGATGGCCGGCGGTCCGGACGCGTGGAAAGGATTTTTGACCGGCTACATGGACTCAGACGGTTGCGTTTCTACGACCGCCAAGCATCCTCACGCCCACTGGGGATCGGCAAGCCGTGAACTTCTTGACGGTTGTCAGCACCTCTTGGCTCTTCTGGGGATCAACTCGTCGCTGTACCTTGCAACCAAGGCGGGGCGGCGAAAAATGCCGGATGGCCGAGAATCCGATTGCCGGGATCATTGGCAACTGCGCGTCAAAGGCGGGGCTGAACTTGCCAAGCTGGCTCAGGTACTTTATCCGGCGCATCGAGGAAAGGCCGATCGGCTTAAGTCTCTGGCAGATCCTTGTGCCACTGTGCGTCCGGTTGTATTCGAGTACGACCGCGTAAAGTTTGTTGAGCACCTGGGTGACGGCCAGGCAGTTGGGCTTGAGATTGAAGAAACCCATACCCACGTCACTAATGGCATAATTACGCATAACACCACGGCGTGGGGTACTGGTGTCGAGCAGATTACTCTCGGTGCCGTTACATATACGTTCCGTCCGTGGACTTCGTGTATTGAATCTGTTATTTCATCGTGTTTGCCGCGCGGACAATTCGTCCGTTTTGATTACAATTCTTTGCTGCGTGGAGATATGAATGGTCGTTATGCGGCACTAAAGGAAGCTATTCAGGGTTCGTTCTTGACTCCGAATGAGGCTCGCGCCGGCGAAGAAATGGATCCGTTGGCTAATGGTGATGATTTACTAGCCCCACCTGGCTTTGTTCCCTTGGGCACTACGCCTGCGGGACCGCCTGATTCGGATATTAAGCCCGCGCATTATCCGACTCCGCCAGTTGGTGGGGGAGAAGACGGTTCCGGTAATAGGGCTGCCGATAATGATCCATTTGCGACATACGAAAAAGAAATACGTCTAGCTTCCGTTATCCACGGTAAACATAGTGACATGCTTGACGGTGAGGAGTTGACATGACCATTTCCGGCCGTGAAAACGCGGAGGCTTTGAGATGACTGAATTGCGCAGCGATCGGGCCAACTTGATTGGCGTCGTGGAGCGCCGTGAGGGTGTTGGCCGTTTCGAGTTCCGTGAGGACAAGTCTACCGGACAAATTATTTTGGAAGGCTATGCAGCCACCTTCGAAAAATATGACGTTCATGGAGGTCCAGCGGCCGGCGGCTGGGTGGAGCAGTTGTCGAAGCGGGCCTTCGACACGACCCTCGCCGAGCAGCCCGACGTGCAGCTACTGATCAATCACACTGGTACTCCACTGGCACGCACGAAGAGCGGAACGTTGAAGCTGAGCAGCGACCAGCACGGGTTGCGGGTGTGGGCCTCGTTGGACGCCTCGGACCCGGATGTTAAAGCGTTGATTCCGAAGATGCGCCGCAAGGACATGGACGAGATGAGTTTCGCTTTCCGAGTTCAGGACCAGACCTGGGACACCTCTTATAGTCACCGGATGATTAACTCCCTGACCCTGGAAAAGGGTGATGTGAGTGTTGTTAATTACGGGATGAATCCTGGAACTCGCGCCGTGATCGCGGACGCCGTTGGCGCATTGTCGCAGTTGTCGAATAAGGAACTTGTTGAGCTTCGGAAGTTGGACGTTGACCAGGTGAAGCGTGCGGCGGCGGCGTTGGTTTCGATTTCGGCCGGAGATGTTCCGCAGGGCTTGGGTTCTATTCGTCCGCAACCGATGAAAAGAAAAAATGCGGAAGGAAAATCCGGCGGCGGGGTCATGTACGCGGACCCCGGATATAAGGCGGACGGCAAGAAGCGTTATCCGATCGATACCGAGGATCATTGCCGCGCCGCTTGGTCGTACATCAATATGCCGAAGAATCAAAAGGGTTATACAGCGACTCAGGTGAATGCGATTAAATCGCGAGTGAAGGCGCGCGCCGAGAAGCTGAACATCAAGATCAGTGAAGAGAAGTCGGAGACCGGTTTGTCCCACATCGAGCAGGTTCAGCGTGCAGATGGAAATGTTTCGCTCGTTGCCGTAATGGCGGACGGCTCCAAGGTTCCGTTGCCTTCCACGAAAAGGGCGAACGACCCGGCGCAACAATGGAGTCCAAATAACGGACCGGGCAACCCGCAAGACCCCCACGACCGCCCCTACAAGATCGGCGCGATGGGACTCGTAGACGCCGGCCCCATTCCTGGAAATATTCAGGGCGGAAAAATGATCGACCAGAAACCTGTCTTCAGCAAACCGCAGCCGGAGAAAGATCCCCACGATACGTCCACTCAGGAGCTGTCAATGGACAACCACGATGACTCGTACGATTTCGGCCCCTACCCGGCCGGATCGAAAATCAAGCCCGTCAACGGAAACTTCAAGGGAGAGGGCGGCGGCGGCGACCCGCACGACGAACCCTACAGCGTGGGTGGAGAGGTCGGGTCCGTGCCCGATGACCGACCCAACTACGGCGGTGCCAAAGGAAAAACTGCGGACAACATCATTGTTCAAGGAAATGGCCGAGTTTCCGGTGGCGTGAACGTTCCTGTCGCGAACCCTGTCGTCGGAACTGCGCCGGTCGTAGCCCCCGGACACCAGGCTTACGACTGGACAACGGGTCCACTCGAGCCGAGCGACCCGAAGCACCAGTACAACGGTCCGCATGACCTGAACCCTGCCCCGCAGAACCTTGACGACGCGCTTCGTTCGATGGACGCCGAAATGTATGGCAGCGACGAAATGTGCGGCACCGACCCGCACGACGGCCCTACCCTCGGTGGCCCCGGGACCGCGTTCAGCCCCGGTTCGAGTTGGGAACCCACCAACATTCGTGGCGAAGAAGAAGAAGAGTGCTACGACGAGATGGCTGCGGACGAGGAAGACAAAGAGGAGTGCGGCGACGACGGCGAGATGATGAGCATCGACCTGGGAATGGCCGAGGCGCTGGAGCGAACCATCGTCCACTGCTACCAGCTTTCTAACAGCGTGGAACTCCGGAAAAGCCTAGTCGTGGCCCGCCGCCAGTTGCTCACCCTGACCGGAAAGAAACCCATCAAGGCCGGAACCAGCAGCGACATCAACAACAAGCTCTCAGAGCTTCGTAAAGAGATCGGTGCGCCAGACACTGGCACCGTCAGCGAGGGGTTGGCGTACCTCCGTAGCGCTGGTTCCGCCCCTGTCGGTTACCGCGGAATTCTCGACCAAGACCCCAACTGCCGCATCACCACCCCGGCGGAACGCCTGGCACGCGAGGTTATCGACAAGCGCGCCCGCGCGAAAACCCTGGATTCGGAGTCTCAACTGGCCGAGCAGAGATTGAAGGCTGCGCAGCGCGAAGCGGAACTCAATGATGTTATCCGTCGCCACCGGAAGGTCATCTAAATGAGTTGGTTCCTCGCTGTTTCTGATGTTCCCGGTGTGCCGTTTGCGGTGACCGACGGCCGGGGTTCGGTGGCTGGCTGCTATGTGACCAGGGCTGACGCCGAACTGCAGGCGAAAAAGTTGAACATGGAGGACGGCGAGGAGTGCGAGGACGACGGTATCGGTGAGCAGTCCAGTGGGGCGGTCAAGCCGAAGCTGAAGGTCACGCAAGACGAGAAAGATGAGAAGGACGGGTCGGCTATCGGTGAGCAGGTTCCGTGGCAGGTTCATCCGACCATGTACACCACTCCGACGACGCAGTGCTGGTAGGGAGAAAAATGTCGCAGGTCAACGTAGAACTTGTAGCAGCGGCTACCGCCGAAGTCATTCGGGCCTCTGAAAAAGATAAGGAAAAAGAATGTCAGACGGATTCAGCAGCACCCTCGCTAACGCACTCCTAAACGTCCTGAACGGCACGTCCGCGTCGACCTACTCAACGGTCTACGTCGAGTTGCATACAGCACCCCCGGGGTCTAGTGGCCAAACTTCGATTTCGGCCGGTTCTACGACCAGGGCGAGCGCAACGTTCGGTTCGGCGACGTCCGGGACGGTGTCTTTGACCACCACTCCTTCATGGACGAACGGTGGGACGACGGAGACAATCACCGACATTGCTATCTGGTCGGCGGCGACCAGCGGAACCTTCTTGTTCTCCTGTGCTCTTTCCGCGTCGAAAGCTTGGGCGTCGGGAGACACCCTGCAGCTTTCCTCTTTGAGCGTTTCCATCCCCACCGCCAGCTAAACCGCCGTCCTCGGGACTCGGCGGTGAGAGAAGTGGGGGATGGATGGCCGGGAACCGTATCTCAATGGTTCCGGGGCGCATCACTCCAGTTGCGCCAGACCGGAGCCGCGTCTCCACGGTGGGTCCGGAGCGAACCGCTTCAGTAGCTGCGCCGGATTCTCGAGTTTCGTCAGCAGCCGCGCAGAATAGATCGAGCACTTCTCAGCAGAACCGCATTAGTACGGTTGTGGCGGGCACGAACCCGATCGTTACCGAAGTTTTCGCTCAGGCCCTTTTTGATCTTGTTCCGCAGTTCGGCATCGAGATGGTGTCCGAAGTTTTGGTTTCTTTGTCTATCGAGCTAGATGCTTTTATAGATGCCAGCATTCTTCGCGAAGCGTACGGAAATACGTACCTCAACATTGCGCCCGTTCTTAACGCTTTCGGTCATCGTACGGTTTACGGGTATAACAGTTTGGCCGTACCGCCGTCGTTGACTTCCGCTGTTCACAAGATTCGGCACATCGTCGGCGCGTTAAATGTCAACCCAGTATTCTCGATCACAACTATTGCGCCGATGCACGCCGCCGGTCTGTTCTCGCCCAGAATTATCGGCTCCATTTACCTCGACCCCGAGTTGACGATAGACAGTCTGGCAGTTGTTCCTGGTCTTGCTGCCGCCGTCAGAAAAACAATTCACAACGCTGCAGCGGCTACTCTGTCGGCGGCATTTTCGGCCGCCGGTTTGCGTACTGCGCACGGTTCGGCAGCGTTGGCTATGCCGCCTACGCTTCACGGTGTAGCGGTTCGCACGAGCGCCATGTCCGCGCATTTGACCGCGGCCCCGGTTTTCGCCGAGTCTTTCGCGAAGCTGTTTACGTCTTCGCCGATCATCAATCCGGAAGTTTCGGCGAATGCAAACTATCGTCCCGGCCTTTCGCGTTCCGGCCCGGTTGTTGCACCGCAGGTTTTCGGGACGGTGTCCAAGACGATTCATGTTGAGGCAGCCCTTACCGTCACGCCTACCGCTTCGGGTGTCGTCAACGTTGATCACGTCAACTCTGCGGCGCTGACCGTTACACCGTCCGCTTCATGCAGGATCTATCGTCATCCCGAGTTGGCGACCGACGCACTTCAGGTCACGCCGTCCCTGTCGGGTTCGATAACGGTCAGGCACATCAATAACGCGAACCCCACGATCACGCCGACCGCGGTGGTGGCGTTCGAGAAGACTTTGCACGCTACTGCCGATCTGAACATCACCCCGAACTTCGACGCTGTTGTCGCTGTCCACCACGTCAACAGCGGAAACGTCACTGTGACGCCAACGGTGTCGCTGTCGGACACTGTGCGGCACGTCGAAGCCGCCGCCCTGCAAGCTACACCTTCTGTTTCCGGCCAAATCTATCTTCACCCGGAACTGGCCATCGACCACGTCACCTACACTCCGCAACTGGCCAGCACCGCGCATCTGCATCCCGCTGCCGCCAGTCCCGAACTTAACATCGCCCCAACACTCGCCGCCGTCGGCCGGCGCGAAACATACGCGACAGCCGCCGCCACCATAGATCCACAATTCACGGCAGCGGTCACGGTCCATCACGTCAACACCGCGAACGCCACATTCGCACCGACCGCAATAGCGAACCTGTACAGGCATCCCGAACTCGCTACCGACGCCGTCACCGTCACACCGACACTTGCCGCCACCGCGCAGAAGATTATTCACCTGGCCGCATCTCTCACCGAAACCCCAACAGTTTCGGCACGCGAAAACGTCGCTCACGTCAACACCGCAGAACTGGCTATCACCACCACAATCGTCGGGGTCGCACATCTGCATCCCGAACTTGCCGTGGACACACTCACTGTCACCCCGACTGTTTCTTCCACCGTCACGGTTTCCCACGTCAACGAAGCCAGCGTCACCATTACGCCCACAATTAGCGGCCAGGTGGCAGTGGCTCACGTCAACACCGCCGACACCACGATCACTCCCGCCGTTTCGGGTGTAGCACATCTGCATCCCGAACTTGCTACCAGACACTTTACGTCGGAACCGGAACTGTCAGCGACTACAGCGAAAACCATTCACGCCGCCGCCACGCTATCGGCGACTCCTACGATAGCGGTCACCGCGCCAGTCAGTCACCCCAACAGCGCCCACCTGACCACCGCACCCACAGTTACGGGATCTATCTACCTGTCGCCAGAGTTGGCGATCGACACACTAACCGTCACCCCGGTCGTTACCGTCACCGCGAACGTTCACCACATCGAATCGGCGGCACTCACCG